GTTGTCTACATTCAACCATGGGAATGGCAAAAAGTGCCTTTTGAGTGGCAGTATAAATGGGAGCAGTTTGCAGATGCTTTAATCGTTCCTAGTGCTTGGGAGGCTGAAAATATATTAAATGGCGGGTTAAATCCAGAAAAATTACACGTTGTGCCTAATGGCTATGACCCTGAGGTGTTTAATAAAAAAGACAAGGCGCCTGTTGCAGGCATAGACCCTACTAAGTTTAATTTTATATTTGTGGGATGTCCTCAGTGGAGAAAAGGGCTTGATATTGTCTTAAACGCTTGGTCAAAAACATTTGTATCTGCGGATAATGCAAGACTTATTATTAAAGATACTCCTCAAGTATATGGAAATAACAATATACTTAATGAAATTGTCAAACTACAATATAATACTAATTGTGCAAGTATACTATATTTAGATGATAATTTTTCACAAGAAGAAATGGCATCTATATATAAAAATAGTAAAGCAGTAGTACACCCCTATAGAGCTGAAGGATTTGGAATGCATGTGCAAGAAGCAGTAGCATCTGGTTGTGTACCAATAATTTCTAATAAAGGACCAACTGATGAATTTATACCTAGTGTAGGGCTTGATTTAGATATGAGAGAGCAAAATATAAATATCAATGCGGCTGAAGTATTTGCTCTTAAACCTGGAGATGCAACCACAATGATGAGCACTCATACAACTGTGCAAGAACCTACAGTTGATTCTGTAGCTAATGCGATGAGATCTCTTTATACACATCATCATAAAGACCAGTTTTTTGACAAGGTAAACAATTTTAATCTTGAAAACTCTTGGGAAAATGTTATAGTCAGGTATAACGAAGTATTAACTAAGATTAATACTAAATTGAAAACGAATAGGAATAAATAAATGACAGTTTATAATCAAACTAATTCACCTGTATATATTATTGATAATGTATATTTACAAACACAAGTTGAAATAAACGAAGCAAATAGCCAAAATGAAACAAATTACACTTGGAAAGTAGCTTATACACTTTCAGGTCAGGATCAAGCAATCTATATGTGTGGTGGAACAGATCAAGAAAGTGATGTAAATGCAAGTACCCCAATTATAGATGTTAGACTTGCAAAGGATGATTTTATAGCAAATGTTATACCTTTTATTAATACCCACTCAACGGTGTTAACACAAACTTCTGAGTCTGAAAAAAATGACTGGCGCTCTTAAAGAAAAGCTACTGTGGGATTTTCACGGTAATGCACCGATCATAGACGAAACACAAACAGAGTTACCTACAATCACTAAAAAAGCAGCAATTTATATAAGCTCAGTTCTAACAGACGGTGAGATGTTTAGATTTGGCATATCAGGAGGAGGTTGTAGCGGTTTTCAATATCTGTTTGATATTGCACAAGCACCTGATAACAATGATGTTTGCTTTAGCACAGATCCAATTGCGATTATTGATAAAGAAAGCCTAACTTATCTCAGAGGATCTGAAATTGATTTAGAAGACTCAGGACTTAACAAACAGTTAAAAGTTACAAATCCTGGTGCTAAAATGAGTTGTGGTTGCGGAACTAGCTTCGCTTACGATGATGCTTACTGGGAACAAATGATGGCTCAAACAGAAACTGAATGACGATACTTGATCACATAGTAGTGTATTTTACTACCTTATTTATATTTTTACAAGTTAAGCAATTATTATCTGGAGGTTCTGTTTACCTTATTAATTCTTTATTAGGTGTTTGGGTATCTTTGACTATATTTGATATGTATGCACGTTGGAGAACAAAATGACTAACTACAAATGGATTGTCAATGAAAGTAAACTTCCTTGGTTAAAATTAGATATTAAAATACCCCACAAAGAGATGCTTCAAGAGGCTATATCATTAAAAGACGAATTTACTAAACATAGAGATGAGGATAAATCTCCTGACTCAGCTTCTTACTCTCATAAAGGCTGGAGGAGTTTGTGTATACACGGAATAGATCCTTATAAAACTAACCATTTTGTACAGTATGGGTATAAAAGTCATAATGAAACACCTTATAAATGGACTGAAATCTGTGATAGATGCCCTATCACTACAAAATTTTTTAAAGATATATTTCCTTATAAAAGATACTTTAGATTACGATTTATGTTACTAGAGCCGGGTGGTTATATAACTCCTCATAATGATTCTGACGTGAATAAGCTTTCTCCTATAAATATTGCCTTAAATCATCCAAAAGGGTGTAATATGAAAATGAAAGGACATGATGGATATGTTCCTTTTACTCCTGGAGATGCAATGTTATTAGACGTTGGTAATACTCATGCGTATATTAACAAAAGTAATGAAGATAGATACCATATAATAGTTCATGGAGTACATGATAAAGAATATGAAAAATTAGTGGAGCGCAGCTATGAGAAAAATGGGCGCTGATAAAAAATATGTTCTAGGCATCTATGATGATAGAACCACAATTCCAAATTTAGACTTAGCTCAGAAATCAAAAGAGTTAACTGAGTTTTTTTCAAGATTTAAATACTTTGGCCCGATGGTAAAAGGAACTTCCGTAAACCAAGTGTTAGATAAAGCTTGTGAAATTGAAGGTGCAGAATACTGCATTGTACAGTGTGTAGGACATCTAATAAAAACAAGTGAGTTTTTTAAGTTTATTGAAAAGTGGATAGAAATAAAAGACTTTTTTGTTACAGGACATATAATGGATAGTCATACAGACAATTCACAGAGCAGAGGTGGTAACAAGTACTATGGTCTTCATAAACAGTGTATACTAGTAAATTTAAATTACTATAAAAAATTTGATAAACCAGTTTTTGGCGATAAACAACTAGAACCTTCAGAGACTCTTGCAGCAGCGCGAAGACACGCAAAAGATATACATGATGATTATACTCCTTTAGCCTTAATGCCTACAGAGGATACTTGTATTTGCACCCCATATGTAGATGGCTGGAACTTTGTAAATAAGTCTTTAGAAAATGGTCTTACTGTATACAATTTTCACCCTAAAATAAGAGGAGCAAAGCAGTATCTATATCCAGCAAAAGGTGTACAAGTGCTTCAAAATCAATTAGCTTGGATTAATAATATTGTATCTTTTGCAAAAGATTGTGTATTTATTTGGAATACTGAAAACTATATAGATCTTAAATATATGGAGTTTCCAAAAGATAGAAAGATTAAAAAACTTTATTGTGTTGCAGCCGCGTTTAAACCTAATATGATATTACATAAGTTTGGTTTTGATGAAAATACTGAGATAGTTTATTTTGATTATAGTAAACAAGCATTAGCATTTAAGAAACTACTTGTTACTCAATGGGATGGTAAAAATTACCCAGACTTTGTAAATAACGCTGTTAATAAACACAGTATTAATGTGACAGGCGGTAATGAAACACAATTTTTAAGTGACACAGAGTTATGGGCACGAGAGTTAAAGTGGTGGAATGGAGCAGATAATCTTTATGAACACTGGAAGAAGTATAAAAAGCTTAAACATACGTATATACATATGGATTTATGTGAAAATCCTGAAGAATTATATCCACATATAACAGACGAAGAAGATTCAGTTATATGGTGGAGTAATGCATTTCATACAGTTAATGCCCATTACGTTAGAGGTTTACAAGGTGTTACAAAATGTTATAATGACTGGTTAAGTAATCTTGAAAAACGAAATAAAAATTTATACCTCCTAGGAAAAGATTACTTAGATCGACCTGTTGAGGGAGGTACTTTAAAGGAATACTTAGATGAATACAGACAAACTTAAATTATTTAAAAACATAGATGAAGTAAAAGAATATGCTAGAGTAAATGGTTATGACACTCCAGAAGCTAATGATTTAGTTAAGCAATGGGAAGATATAGATAAAACTCCTAAAAAAATTAAAAAGAAAAAAATATTAAACATACTACCTGAAGATGATGATACTGTTGAGGTAAAGTGAGTACATATAGATATTTAAAATTTAATTTACAATCAGATTTACTGGATGAGTGTAGTAAGCTAGTTTATTATAATTATGATGATCGAGATTTAAAAAATGCTATTACTGCTTGCGCTATTAAAAGTCCTGACGGTAAACCTAATAATATGTTTAAGGTAAATCCTGATATTTGTAGTAATTACAGGTTCACTACTATTATAGGATCAACACCTAAACTTATGAGTGAGATTAGTAGATTTAAATGTGATACCGCAAGAATAAGAATTTTAAAACAAGAACCAAAAGATGTAACGCCAATACACATTGATGAAGAAAATTGGCACAACCCTCCTGAAAAACACTTAAGAATCTGGATTGCAATTAACCACAATCCTAACTTTATTTGTGTTTTTGGTAAAGATGAAATATGCTTAGAAAAAGGTCAGGGTGTTGTTTTTGACCCAGACACTCCTCACGGGGCAAAAAATATGGACAATTTAGAAGCGAGATATTCGCTAAATATGATTGTCAAACCTAACAAATGGTTAAGAGAGAATACTATTGAATATTGATTTTGGCACTGCTTTTCATAAACCAAATGGAAACGCAGTAAAGGTAACTTTAAATGAGTTTAGAGATAAACTATATTTACATATAAGAGAATACTCTATGGATGGAGATACTGGTCAATGGTATCCAACTAAAAGTGGGTTTTCGCTACTAGCAGATGAAACAAGCTCACTGCTCCCCTTATTAGAAGCAGCCAGTCAAGAAGTAGCTAAGCAATATATTCGTAGTAATCAATTAGAATTAGATTTGGAGATAACACATGAGCGTTAAAGCTTGGAACGATGAAGAAGAAGCAAAACTTATAGAAATGTATGTAGATAATAATATTAAAGATGTTTATACATTAGCAGACCATTTTTCTAAAGGTTATAGATCTGTTATAAGTAAATTAGTACAATTAAAAATTTATGAAAAACCTGTAATAGATCATGGAGAAAAAGGACAAACAGTTAAAGTTATGCTTCGTGAAATAGAAGAACTGCTTGGAATTCAAGTAGAAGGTACAAACCTTAACAAAAAGGAAAATCTTTCTTCTCTAGTGGATGCAATTAAAAGTAAAATAAATTAAATAAAACTTTAAAAGCAACCAGCAAAGGAAATTATAGGACAATGAGTGTAAGATTAGTTAGCTATTCTCAGCCAGTTAATATAATTGGTATAGATAATATTCAAGATTTGATTGCCTACTGTGCCAGAGTCAGTAACCCCGCTAATCAGATGAATAATGAAACAAGCGAAAAACTAATAAGATATCTAATTAAACACGGACATTGGTCACCTCTTGAGATGGTGTCAGCTTGTTTGGAGATAGAAACTACTAGAGATATTGCACACCAAATAGTAAGACATCGTAGTTTCTCTTTTCAAGAATTTAGTCAACGATATGCAAACCCACAAGCTTTAGGAGATATGTTTTTAACACGTGAAGCACGTCTTCAAGATAATAAAAATCGTCAAAACTCTGTTGAGACTGATGATGCTAGCCTTCAAGACAACTGGGAAGTAATTCAAAAAGATGTTATGCACGCAGCAGAATTAGCTTATAACTGGGCAATAGAAAACGGTATTGCAAAAGAACAAGCAAGATCTGTATTACCTGAGGGTAACACTAAAACTAAACTTTATATGAGTGGATCTATAAGAAGTTGGGTACACTACATTGAATTACGAAGTGGTAACGGTACTCAAAAAGAACATATGGAAATTGCGAGAGACTGTGCTCAAGAACTCAAAGTTATTTTCCCAATGATAATGGAATTTGTAAATGACTGAATACGATTCTACTAAAGAATGGCAAAAACTTTATGAAGATATTGAACCAACACTTTACGAAGACAGTGAGCCAGAACGTTATTATGATTGGATGTTATGGAAATTGAGACAAGAAAGAAAAAAAGAAGAAGAAAAAAAATATATTTATGAGTCGCCTGACAAAGGCAAAACAATTTATAGACGAGAAATTGGCAGTATGAAAAAAGAAAAATTAGTACAACAAGATAAATCTCCTTTTATTCAATACGGTAAAGATGAGCATGAAGTATATCTATCAGCAGATGCTGTAGAAAAATTATCTAAACAAAATGGAACTGTATCAATCAATGACATGGTAAACCACCCACCACACTATAACAAAGGCATAGAAACAAATGACTATATAAAGTCATGGGATATGAACTATGCTCAAGGTAATGTAATTAAATATGTGACTAGATATAATTTAAAACATAGCGATAAAAGAAAACAAAGAGAAGATTTAAGTAAAGCCAAATGGTATCTTAATGATTTAATTACTCAGCTGGAAGAGTCCATCAAAGATTAACTTTAAACTTTCTTAATGATTAATTTTTTTATATTATATTCATATGAATTACAAAGAACTCAAAAAGCTAATCCAAAAGCACAACAAAGCATATTATGACAACTCAGCCTCTGCAATAGCAGATGCCGACTACGATCAGCTATATGACAAGTTGGAGGCTGTGGAGAAGGCTCAAGGTTGGAGAGACCACGATTCACCTACAAAGCACGTAGGTGGCGCTCCAGGTAAGGTAAAACATCCTTATAAACTATACTCACTTCGTAAAGTGTTTAACGAAGATGAAGTAGATAGTTTTATGAGTATCAAACTCCCGAAGATTGATGGTACTAATCTTTCTCTAATTTACCGTAATGGAAAATTAAAGATGGGTTTGACCAGAGGTAACGGTGAACATGGTAAAGATGTCTCGCATCTTATCGGAATGTTAAAAGGGTGTCCTACAAAAATTGATACACAATATGAAGAAGTTGTAATCAATGGAGAGTGTGTAACTGACAATACAGTAGATAATTATCGAAACTATGTTAGTGGTGCGCTTGGTCTTGACAGTCCTTCTGAGTTTGCTCAAAGAAACATAAAGTTTATTGCACATGATTGGCTTGGTGTAAATATGAATTACACCCCAAGAATGAAAGTAATAAAAAATATGGGTTTCTTTACTGTGTTAGATGCAGAATCATGGAACTATCCTATGGACGGCATTGTGTTCAGAACTGATAGCTGGGAAAAAGAACAAACTCTAGGACATACTGGAAAGTATCCTAGATTTGCAGTAGCTCTTAAACAAAGAGAAACTGAAACAGCAATTACTACTTTACAAGATGTTCTTTGGACAATTGGTAGAACAGGTAGTGTTAACCCAACAGCTGTAGTAGAACCTGTAGTAGTAGAAGATGCTACTATATCAAGGATAACTTTGCACAACATAGATTTCATTGAGCAACACGATCTAGGCTTAGGTGATACTATCAAGATTGAAAGATCAGGTGGTGTTATTCCTAAGTTCCTAGAAGTGATTGAACACTCTAAACACAATCTTAAAATTAATCAAGCACATGCAGAAAAAGCCATTGGACAAAAAGTTGTACGAGATGGCCCAAGACTAATGACAAAAAGTGGTGAAGGAGATTCAGTTAAGTTTTTAGAATACTTTATAAGAACCATGCAAATAAAAGGTCTTGGCCCTGCATCAATTAAAAAATTAGGACTTATGCACCCCGTAGATTTATACAGTAATGTAAACTGGGATAGACTAGGTGCAAATGGTGCAAAGATTGAACAAGAGATTGAAAGAACTAAGACTAAACCTTATATGACTGTATTAGCAGCATTAGGAATTGAAGGTGTAGGTAACGGGGGAGCTAAACTTATTATTCCCCACATTCCAGCTTTCAGAAACTTAAGAGATATTGAATTTGCAGAGATCAAAGGAATTGGTCCTCGCACAAAAGAATCTATACTTTCGTGGTTAGATGAGAATGAAGACTGGGTACTCGAACTGCCATTACAACTTGAACAAGAAGTAACGGTAGAAGAAGTATCTCAAACTGTAAAAAAAGTCTGTATTACTGGAAAGCTAGATATGACTCGCAATCAACTTGTGAGTATTTTAGAGCCTTTAGGGTTTAAAAATACAAGTACTGTAACAAA